TCGACGTGCGTTACAGCGTCGAACGGATCAACAACGTGGACTACGTCACCGCCGACCAGTTCCAACGCGGCATGGCGCAAGCCGCTCAACAGGGCGCAATCCAGGGTGAACGCCGCGCCATGCGCAGCCTAAAAAACAGCGCCGCCACACGTAGAGGAGTCGGCATCTGATGGAATACGCCTACGGCCACCTACTCGACATCGGACCCAGCGGCCAAGCCGCTCAGTACCGCTTCCAGAACTACGCCATCAACCAAAACGTTGACGGCTACCTGTTTCTGCCGTTCAGCTTCGGTGGCGCAGTAGCCACCCTCCAAGGCGACAACCTCGACGCAACAATTCAATTTGCAAACATTGAAATGACCCGCGCGTGGATTGTCGAAGCTCTCGATAGCCTGTGGGTTGCCAAGGTCACCACGGTGCTCTGGGAACCCTCCACTGGAGCAGTCCAGCGCACCCTTTACAACTACTGGGGCACCTGTTCAAGCGGCGGCTGGGACGAGGTCAACATCCAAGTCAGCTTGAACTCGGTACTCGACGCTGTGCAGTCCAACATACCCGGCCGCCGCCTACATCGCTGGCAAGTCGGCAGCATCCCGTTCACAGCTCAAATCAGTGTGTGAGCATCTAATCGGTCGCCGCTACGAGTACGGCGGAGACGATTGCATCCACCTTGTTGTCGATTCCCTCAAAGCTTTAGGCAAAAATCCGCCCGAAGTTGCCGACGCTTGGTACACCCTTAGTCCACGCGGCATCCTGCGTGAACTGGCGCTGTACTGCGACACCTTAGACGCGCCCGCCTACGATGGTGACATCATTCTGTTTGGCGCCAAGCCACCTGAATTCGGAGTCCAATGGCAGAGTGGCATCCTGTTCATAAACCACTTGATTTCCGCAGTGGACTGGAAACCGGTGGCAAGCTTTACGATCCGCCGCTCCTACCGTATGAAGTCGCGCTGATCGAAGCGCTTGGCTGTAGCGAAGAAGAATATAAAACCTTTGTTCGATATGCAGTACAACGCGCATATGTGCGCCCTGCTGAATACGAAAATATCCCCGAAATCTATGCAGCGATGGTTCCAGTCGTTGTCGCTGCAGCCGCCGGTGCAAAATCAGTTGCGACAACTATTGCTGTAAATGTTGCCATTGGCTTGGCGCTAACAGCCGTCAGCATTTTGCTGGCACCAAAAGCACCAGCGCTAGAAACACCCGCCAAAATTCGTGGCAAAAAGCTGGCGGACCAAATCGGTCCCACTCGTTTTAACCAAACCACCAGCTTCGACAACGTCAGTGCTCTTGCCGAGTACGGCCAGCCGATTCCAATTCCCTTCGGCAAGCGAGGCACTGGCGCTGACGGCGTTCTGACTGGAGGCCTGATCCTCGCTCCAGCATTGGTGTGGAGCCGCCTGTACAGCTACGGCAGCTACCAAGCCTTTGAAGGTATTTACGTTGCTGGCGAGTACGGCATCGACGCGCCCGAACTCGGGGGCATCCGTGTTGGCACCACAGCTCTTAATAGTCTCGGCAATCGCGACTATGCAGTGTTCTGGTCAAGCCAGTTAGGTGAAAACAGACCAACGACAGCACGCTTAGTCGCTGGCACTCACATAGAAGGGGACGGCACCACCGGCTCCGTCGGACGCCAGATCTTTACTGCGCCCACCGAGGACGGGCAGTTCAGCCAAGGATTTTCCATGGCATACAGCCCGCAAGCGGATACGTCATTCGGAACAGCCGAGCCAATCCATAACGGCACAGCCTTCCGTTTTAACTGGGAAATCATCTCGGCGCCTTACGCATCAACAGAAGGCCCCGATAACAAAGATGCACGCCTAGAAACCCAAGCCCGCCGCCGCAAGATTGCTGGTTCAGACGCTGACGTTCTCCATCTTTACACTGGCCAACCCAAAGAGGATATCCGTCAAGTCGGTATGCCCGGTGTGGGACGTGCTTATTCTCGCCGAATGGGATTTGTCGCGCATAGCGGAACCAATGGTGGTGCCGACGTAGGAGACCGCACGATCGTATCGGTAGCAGAAAATGATACTTTAATCTTCGAAATTAACGGAAATAATTGGAAAGATTTCAATCAAGATGATTTTAAGGACACAGAAGTAAATGTCAAAGATTTGAAAGCTTCTGCAGATTCTTGGCGAGCAAGAGCCTCTGACTTGTTAGCCATAGGTTCAAAGTGGATTATCGGCGCCTCGGTCTGGGTAGTCGAAAAAAGAAGTCCTGCTATGTGGGAAAAGGGTACTACACAAAGAATTCAATTTAGGTGCACAGCAATTACTGGTGTAGCTACCGTCGGCTTAGCTGGAAGAAGAACAGTAGAAGAACCTCTTGGTGGCTACGAAGGCAGCGTCTTCAACTTCAACAAGCACTGCGGCGCAGCTTTCTTCAATATCTGCCGTCTACACATGGCAAGCATCCGTCCCGTGCGACGCGATGCTCAAGTCATCGAAATCGGATTGCGCAGCCAAGTCTGGAACCGCGCCAACGGCCTGTGTAATTTCAACGCAATTCCAACCCCCTTCAAGCTGCACCAGCTCGATAAACAAGACATCACGCTTACGACGCCTCGAATGGATAAATACTTCGAGCGCACCTCATGCTTCTCTATCTGGGTACGCCCAGTCCAGGTTTATGGCCAAGCGCAACAGCCCTGGAGACGCATCCCACAAGTCTTTTGCGTAACGGGCAATGCACCAGTTGACCAGTACAACTACATCCGAATCCGTCCTCGTCAAGCTGGTTACTACGAGTACCGCTTTATTCCTCGCACTGGATCTGATATCGCAATTAACAGTATCGACACAAATCAAGTCATTCGTCTTAATGCAAACACTGGCGCTGAATATGGACAAGACTTTTCTACAGATTACGGTGCTTTTCGCATCACAACTAATGGCGACGTTGTCTCTATCGCCGACATTCGCTTAAACAACGAACTGGTTACTGATCCACAAGAAGGCAGCATCGTAACAACAACCCAAACAACTATTCCATCAGCGCTTTCACAATACGACACAACATCTAGCAATGGTAGTGTACAGCAGATCACAAACGCATGGTTGACGGCGATTCTCGGGTATGCCCGAGATAATGCGGGAAAGACAGTTACCAAGGAGATTACTTTTAATAAGCAGGGTGTGGGAGAAATAAAATTTAATGTTACCGCCATATCTACCCTCGGTGTACTCGGATCTACTATTGGCAATGTATACCTAAACGCTAACCAAGGAAATAGCTATATATGGAGTGGCGTAACATACACCGTTGTATCCGCTAACGGTACTTGGAATACCTCCCATAAGTTTACGATTGTTGTTCCGGTAGACAACGATTTTTCGAAAGTAGGTGGCTATTCCTCTGTGAACGTCGCCTTTGCCGTTACCGCAGTCCAAGCTGTATCCACCGTAAACACCTCTACCGTCAGCAGCGCTGAGCGCGTCTTCGAGGGAAACTCGCAAGTCTCAGACTGCAGCCACTACCTGGAACTAACCAAATCCAACGAAAGCGGCCCAGAGCACCAGATCGTTTACGTCAACGAGTGCGTATCTAACGAAACTCTTGCTGAGTATTACGGCATGTCCACGCTGGGATTCACCGTCAAATCCAGCGGTCAACTCGGCGGTATCGGCCAAATCCGCACTTGGGTCCCAACAGGCATCAGTGTTTACCGCCTGATCGAGCAGGACAACAAACCCAGCAACCTCTTCGCCGACCTCGTCTACTACTTACTCACCAGCAAAAGCCAAGGCGTTGGCAACGTCGTACCCACAGAACTGATCGACGTCGAGTCGCTTGCCACAACGGCCCAGTACCTACGCGCTAACAAAATCTTCTTTGATGGTGTGGTGGAGGACAGCGACAGCTTGCGCTCCTTCCTTTACGACAACGCAGCTCTCCAGCTCTGCAACTTCACCATCAAAAACGGTCGCTTCGGCATGATGCCGGCGCTGCCCTACGACAGCAGCTACCAGATCAGCACTACGCCCATCGCCATCGAGCAGATCTTCACCTCGGGCAACATCATTCAAGACAGCCTGCAGGTGCAATACATCGACGCCGCTCAGCGTGCCAACTTCCGCGCCTTGGTCACTTGGCGCGTCACTGTCGAGAACGACCTACCCACTCAAGCATCTGCTCTGGTCGACTGGGCGGACATTCCTGAAGGTAGCCGCTCCACCACCCAACAGACTTTCGATCTAACCGACTTCTGCACCAACCGCGCTCAAGCGCTGAAGACTGCTCGCTTCCTGCTGAGCATCCGCCGCCGCGTCACCCACACCGTCAGCTTCAAGACCGTACCCGACGCCCTTGGCATCCAACCCGGCTCGTACATCCGCGTCATCACCGAAGCCACCACTTACAGCGCCACCAACAACGGAGGAATCACAGACGCTGGCACCCTCGTCAGCGTCACCTCCGTTGCTAACGGCAACTACGACGCTCTCATCTACAACCCCACCACTGGCGCTGTAACTGAACAGCGCATCACAATCCAGAACAACTCCGTCACAGACACCGCCCTACGCGGCTGTCTCTTCACCCTGCTCAGTCTGCAAACCAACGCTTCGGTCTACCAAGTGGAGCAGCTAACACTGGACGAGGACGGCCTCGTCAACGTCAGCGCTGTGGAAGTGCCCGTCGATTCCACTGGCGTTAGCATTGTGGCTAAGGACGTGCTCACCGAGGCGAATTTCCGCGTACTGGAATAATGGCTTTCCCCACACTGACGCCAACCAGCCGCGAATTCAGCCCTGGAGCGTGGCCTATCAAAAACTACAGCTCTCAATCTGGCGCCGAAATACGGATCTTGTACGGCTCCCAACGCACCAACGCCAAACTTAGCCTCGGCTACGAAAACGTAACCGATGCAAACGCTCAGCTATTTATTGAAGACTACAACTCAAATATCGGCACATTACGTACATTTACTTTGCCCTCCGCTGTGCGCAACGGCTGGAACGGCAGCACTGCGATCTTGGACGCACCACCCGGTACCAAGTGGCGTTACGAAGCTGAACCGCAACTTCGTTCGGTGAGACCTGGGCGTAGCAGCGTTACAGTGAACTTGGTGGCGGTGATCTAATGGCCAAGGTTTACACCGGACGTGACGGCCGCCTACTGATTGACGGCATCGAACAGATCAAGGTCAGCAATTGGACGCTGACCGGTTCGCTTGAAGTGCTGGAAACAACCACGCTCGGCGAATCCCAGCGGACTTACGCCCCTGGAGTACAGGAATTCAACGGCAGCGCCACTCTGCTGTATTACAAAGACGACACCGGTCGCAACGATGCGGCTACCGCACTGAAAAAAGTGCTGCGCGTCTCCGGCGTATCTAGTAGCGACACTGTGACACTGCGACTTCGCCTAGTAGACGGCAACACAAACAGCGACGTCCAACTCGCTGCCTACATCACCAGTGTTTCATTCGGTGCCAGCGTCGGTGAAGTCAGTTCCGCTCAAATCAGTTTCCAGGCCACTGGTGCACTCGCAGCGGTAACGATCTAATGGGCATCTACCTCGGAAACGTCGGCAATATCGAGCTGACCCGCTTGTCGCTTGAAGGCAGCAAAGAATCTGTCGTTAATCCATCGGATGTCAATGCCAGTCGCGATCGCTTTAGCTTTGATTTTGACCCCAGTTATTTAATCAGTGGTGATCTGATTGAGATTGCGACAACAGATGGAACCAATCTTGATTTCGTCGCTGCAAGTGGATGGGCAAATAACACCGTTCAACCAAGCGGAAACTGGTACGCATTTATTGACGAATTAGGCGGCATTCGTCTGTACACAAACTTTGACGACAGCCTTGAAGGTGCGAGCACTGGCCTTGTGGCCCTCAATGCAATTGCTCGCAATATTCCAATCAGGGTCACAGTGCGTGATCGCGACGCGCGATTGCTTGGATGCGTGTCTGATTATGAAATCAATACAACGAGAGAAACTGTTGATATCACAGTATTAAGCGATGAATATAGACAGCAATACAGCAGCCTGATCACAGGCAGCGGACGCCTGACCGCGCAATGGGATTACGTAAAAGAAGGCAATACAGAGCCGGTCAACTATCTAATGCAGCTTGTATTACGTACAGAAGTTGGCTCATCATTTCACGCAAAATTTTTCATTAAATCAGCCGGCACTCGTGCGTCAGGCGGCTCGTTTGATTCGGCTCAAATTAACGATGCGTTGTGGTGGGAATTCGATGGACTGATCACTTCTAGCGCCACCAGCTTTGCATCGGGCAACATCATCGTCAGTTCTGTTGATTTCGTTGCAACTGGCCCTATCAGGCTGCGCGCCAAGACTCGCACAACCGAATACCTGCTCCAAGAGTCTGGAGATAAATTCAAGCTTGAGCAAGATGGCGCGTCATTCTTGCTTTTGGAGCAATCCGACTGACACTAAACTGGTGTCAGGCCATGCCTACCAGCACTTATAGCCGCACATCACCATGGCAGACCTCAGGATCACCGAATTAGCAGCGCTCTCCAGCGGTGACCTGGCTACAGGTGACTTTCTGGCAGTCGCTGATATCAGCGCTAGTGAAACCAAGAAAATTACCGTTACTGATTTTACCGGCAAAGCAGTCACGTTGATTGCCGATGCCACCATTCCGGGCGCCAAGATCCTGTTTGGATCGCAACAGATCGCAGGATCCGCCCTTGTCAATGGCGCCGTTGGAACAACCCAGCTTGCCGATGATGCTGTTACCGCAGCCAAACTGGCCGACGAATCGAGTGTTGACCTTGTAACAACGCTGCCTGCGAGTGGTGCTTTCGTCGGTCAGATCGCGCTCGACACCGATGACAGCAAGATTTATTGCTGGAACGGCAGTACTTGGGTCAACATCAAAGCTGCCGGCTCAATCAATACTGTTATTGGTGGTACGGCGGGCGTCGTCAACGTTACTGTCACCACAACTGGCGACAGCGTAACGATCAACACGACGCTGGATAACACCGGTGCTGCCGCCCAATTTCTAGCCGGCCCAACTGCTGCCGCTGGCGCAGTTACCTACCGCACAATCGCAGCCGGCGATCTTCCGACAGCAACCACCGGCGCCAAAGGCGCTGTTGTCGTCAATGGCAACGGCCTGACGATGAGCGGCGACACCATCGCCATCAACAACACAGTTACCGCCGAAGCCAGCAATTATCACGTCGTTCAGTACAACACCAAAGGTCTCGTCACTAGTGGTCGTCAAATTATCGCGGCTGACGTCCCAGTCGCCACGGCCAGCAGCATCGGTGTAGTCAAACCCGGCTCCGGCCTTGGCGTAGACGGCGCTGGAACACTTAACCACAGCAATTCGATCACACCAGCTAGCGCCGCCAAAGTTACATACGACGGGCAAGGTCACATTGTTGCAGCGCTGGCACTATCTGCGACTGACATCCCCGAACTTGACGCCAGCAAGATCACAACTGGTACCTTCGCATCAGCCCGGCTTGCTGCAAATAGCGTCACCGCAGAACAACTTGCCGACTACGGCATCGCGCAAGTCAGTAGCAGCCAGCCCGTTCCCGAGTTTGCCGGCCAACTCTGGATCAACCCCACTGACCGCACCGCCTACGTCTGGGTCGGCCAAGTCTCCCCAGCTCAGGGCTACTACCTTCCCCTCAACAATGAATTCGGTGCCCAAGCCAACCTGCGTTTTGGTGGCACCTACAACGCCAACACCAACACGATCGCCAGCCTCAATACCTATGGTGCATCGGCAGGTCTAACCGTTGGTTCAGCTCTTGTTGCCCCAACCGCCGCAAGTTCTGGTCTCTATCTGCTGGTCACAACAGCAGGCACTGGTACCGCGCCAGCTCCTGCGGTTTCACTAGATGTTGGTGACTGGATTCTGAGCCCTGGCTCTGGTACGACGTGGACTCACGTCAATATCGTTGGTGCTGGTATCAGCGTGATCGACGCTAGCGACGTCACCTTTAATGGTGCTGCCTTGACACCGGCCATGACTGGTGTGGCAGATGTTGAAGCTGCGTTGACCACACTGTGGGGCCGCGTGCAGGTTGCAACAGTATCAGTTGCTGGAATTGTGCGTGAAACTACAGAGATCGCCGTAGATAGCGTTGGAGCGATGACAGTTGGGGTGGTCGATGAAGGCACCTACTGATGTCAACCTTCAACTACAACGGCGAAAACCTTCCACGCGGTGGAGTTGAAGGCGAAATGCTGGTCAAGGTCAGCAATGCTGATTACTACGTGCAGTACAAAACGCTGCCAGAAATTTTCGACGAGTACGAGATTGTCATTGACGAAGGCGAGTATTAGTAGACTGCCTGAGTAACGCCGTCCCAAAGGGGAGTTAAGGCATGGCTACTTGGCAGCATCTCCGTAGCAGTACTGCAAATAAGCGTCCCACCACCAGCTTGGCTGACGGGCGCATTGCGATCAACACCAATACCGCAAGTCCCGGTCTTTTCTTCAAAGACTCTGCTGGTACGGGCATTGTCAAGGTCGGCCCTGTCCACGTAGGCACAACGGCCCCCAACTCTGTACCAGCGGCTGGCGGTAGCACCGGCAACTACCTCGGCGAACAGTGGCTCGACACCAGTGTCAGCCCCGCTCAGATGAAAGTCTGGAACGGCAGCACGTGGATCGGCGTTGTAGCCGACGAACTGCCTGTTTCCAAACTGCAAGACGGTGCTGCCCGCCAGCTCATCCAAACCGACGCCGCTGGCACTGGCGTCGAGTGGACCAGCAACATCGACGTCCCTGGCACACTTGATGTAACCAGCACCGCAACATTTGACAGTATTGCTCAACATCCCCTAGGGACTGCCGGTGCACCCACAATTACATTTACCGGCGACAATAACACCGGCATTTACTCCCCAGGCGCAGACCAAGTAGCCATCAGCACTGGTGGGTCTGGCAGGTTGTTCGTGGATGCGAATGGGAATGTCGGCATTGCTGATTCAACACCCCAGCGCGATGCAGGAACAACATCTTTGGCGATTGGCGATGGCAGCAAATCTGCGTCTGTTGATCTATATGGAACAGTCAAAAATTATGCAATCTATAATGGTGGCGACGGCCAACTAGGTTTTTTTGACTTATCTGCTGGCAGTGAACGCGTCCGAATCGACGGCTCCGGCAGGCTCCTAGTTGGTACGTCTACTACGTCTGTCGGATGCAGACAAGTACTGGAAGGATCTTCTGGCGGCCTGCAAGCAGGAATTCAAATTCTCGCCGCAAACACTTCTTCTCCGGCAGATAATTCTGCCCTAGGGGCCGTTTATTTTGCCGATAATACCCATGCTTCGGGATTAGGCATTTGCGCCGACATCTTTTGTCGTCGAGATGGTGGCACCTGGAGCGCATCATCGAAACCGACAAGATTAGTGTTCTCTACTGCTGCGGACGGGGCGAGTTCTCCGACGGAGCGGATGAGGATTACGAATAACGGTGCCGCTCTGCATTATGCCGCCACTTCTGTTGTCTATGCCGCCAGTAATTCTGCTGCGGGAACGACCGATGCGCTGTTTGTCGGCAAGTATGGGGCTGGAGATGTGCTCGGCGGCACGAACTCTTTTAACGTCTATACAAATGGCAACGTCGTTAACACCAACAACAGCTACGGCGCTCTATCCGACATCAAGCTGAAGGAAAACATCGTTGACGCATCCTCTCAGTGGGATGACATAAAGGCTCTTCGCCCGGTTAACTACAACTTCAAGGAGGGTCAGACCCACACTCAAATTGGTCTTGTCGCCCAAGAAGTTGAACTCGTCTCACCTGGCCTAGTCAGCGAATCCCCCGACCGCGACGCCGAAGGCAACGACCTTGGCACCGTCACCAAGAGCGTCAACTACTCGGTGCTCTACATGAAAGCCGTCAAGGCGCTGCAGGAAGCGATGGAGCGGATCGAACTTTTAGAGGCTCGTTTAGACGCCGCAAACCTCTAGGTCCCCTTCACTCGTGACCCTGGCTGAACTATCTGGAAATCCCGGATAGTTCCCAACTCATCAGCCCGGCTTACAAGTCCACGTCGATACTGTTTTTGCGCAGGACGAGTCTGGCGGGCACATTTTTTGCCAGCCAAACTTATTCTTGAGCAAAGCAGAAAACCTGCACTGCTGCCGGCATTGAACAGACACTAGGATTCTCAATAAACGCCATTTATTGAAAAACCAACTAGCCGGGCCATCCGTCCGGCTTTTTGCTTTGAATCGGTAATCCGCCGTGCCTTTCGGTGGTGATGCTGCTAAATTTGTTTTATCGCCACTTTTTCTTATGGCAACCACTTTTGAATGGCGCATCGCCAATATGGAGCACTACACCGCTGACGGTGTTGTATTTACTGTACATTATACAATTGTTGCCAATGATGGCACTTACAGCAGCTCTGCATATGGATCTATTGGCCTTGAAAAGCCTGATCCCTCCGCAATGGTGCCGTATGCCGATTTGACCGAGGAGCTCGTAGTAAGCTGGGTGAAGCAACACTTTGGTGACGAAAAAGTCATCGAAATCGAAGCCGCGCTCCAGCAACAGCTCGATCAGCAGCACGCACCTACCGTTGCACCCGGTCTCCCGTGGGCTTCTTGATCGCCGCTATGGCATCACTGCTCGCCATCGTCATCGTTGGCATGATGGTGTGGCAGTGGTGCCATACTTCTGATTGGCAAGATCGTTACTGGTAATGGCAGTCAAAAGCAAGACAGGCGCCGCCCGCATTGAGCATCAGGCTGGCAAGCCTAAGCTCACCAGGCAAGGGCAGGGGAAGCGCAGCAAACCCAGTCACGGTCGCAAAAAGACTCGCGGACAGGGTCGCTAAGCTAGTCAAGTAGCCATTGCTGCCATGATTGAAATCATTGCCGCAGTGGCCGGCGCGAGTATCTCAGTTGCCGCCATGGGCGCAATGGGGTTCAGTCGAAAATCAGA